CTGTTGATCGGTATAAGCACTAGATACGTTAGCAGCTTGTGATGCAACCAATGATTGAACACGTTGAGTAGATGATTGAGTAGTAACTACCAATCCAGTATATGAAATGTAACGTGGCGCTAAGTCAAAGGTAACGGTATCACCTAAGTTAGCAGTTAAATTTTCGAAATCTTTAAATTTTTTGTTGGTATTTGCAACCAAGGCAAATGTGTTTAACATCCATGCAAGTTCTGCACGTTGATAAGTTTGCACATTCTGTAAAATATTACTTGGAACAGCCATTATATTTCTCCAATTAAAAGTTAAATCGGATAATGGCTATCTAGTAAACGAGACCCTTAATATCGCATTTTGCGAAAGTCAGAAGTACTCATACCATGTTCAGAGCCACTATCAATACCCGTGTTAGAAGATGATATTTGGCTTAATGGTTCGTTAGGTCTGCGCATTTGTGCGGCTGTCTGATTAACCTTGATAGATTCAGAGAGCTTTCTCATGGCTTCGCCGGCTTTTAAAGGATGCATTTTAGCCAGTTGCTCAAAAGCAACTAAATCTTGTGGCCTATTTTTAGCTAACTCATACATCACGTCTGCCGTATTATCTAAAGACTGGGCCAATACCGCGACATTTCCTGCGTTAGATAAATCAATGCTTCCTAATACTGAATCAAAATCGTCATACTTTGCTCTGCCAGCATTCATTTTGTTGTCAAATTCTCGAACAAATTGCTGTACTTGACCTTCTTGGGCTTCTTGGCGCATTCTTTGCTCAGTAGCTGCTTGAAGCTTTTGGGCTTCTTCTGCTGCTATTCGCCTGAAATCTTCCTGCGTTATAGATCCATTAGAGGGCAAGCTTGGCTGTGAAGATTGAGATTGATAAGTTTGTTGCCTTTGATATTCTTCAAGAGCCTCACGCTTTCCTTTCTCATAGCCTTTATCATGGGCTACTGATTTTTCACGACCGACGATACTGTCTACTTGGCTTTGCGGGAGTGATTTTTCAATTGGCGCTGCTGGCATTGTTGCCACAGATGCCGCTGAACTGTTATCACTGCTAACCATTTCATTTTGATTCAAGCCTTCATTTTCCATTTTATCCTCTTCTGACTATTGCCCCGTCACGGTTATTGGCGCCGCATGACGCGCGGTTCTCGACTATTACCCCTAGTTGGGTAGGCTCTGAACCTAAAATCAATTCAGATAATTAAATTTATAGCATAAGTGACGTATAGTGTCAATATAGTATTATTATTATGCTCTTGCTGGTTGTTTGCTCATCGTTTTTGCTACTCCTTGGGATAATTGATGTTTAAATTCTGCCTTTTCTTTGGCATGTCGATGATGCATATCAGCGGTACTTATTGCATATTGCACAGCAGAGCGAGTATTTTCAGATTGAACTTGATCATGCTTCAATTCCAGCTCATCTACTGATTGACCTATCTCAGCTAATGCTTTTATGCGATTAGTATCGGCATCTTGTTTTTGGACTGATATTTGGGCTGCTTTTAATTGAGCATTAACTTGATCATTTTTAGCTTTATCTTGCATTTGCTGCATAGCCATTTGCATTTTAATCATATTAGGATCGGGAGTTTGCGATTGCTTTTGTTTCATTTGCTGCATGAATTGACTTGCCGCTTGCTTCAAATGATCTATTCCTCTGATATCAATATTATCAAGCAATATTTCCAATCCTTCTTGATTTAAGAACTGCATAAATAATGGGGATTCTTTTGCAAGTCCTAAAATAGCATTAAGCGCTTGCTGTTGTTGGATAGCAAAACTAACGCCAGCAGTAATAGTTACTTGTAAATCATTTGAAGAATAATTGATTTCCATACCCCGAGGATGATTAATCAACACATCGCTGCGTTTACCATCTAATTTAACAATTGGCACTGTTCTTGGAGTGGTATAATACTTGGGAATCAAATCTACAATAATATTGCCAACTTGATTTAAGCCTTTTAAATAACCTACAATAAATGGCATAGCTGTTGCATTAGATTGTGTAGCACCATTCTCAATTGCCATACCACTTAATTGATTTTTATTAATCCCCAATGCTGCATCATAGCTACCCAAGATTGTCTGGATAATTTGGCTTCCACTATTGAAAGTGGCCGCTGCTTCTGGTGGAGCTGGCATTCTGTTAACTTCACGGGGTGGTGGCAAAGCGACTGTTGGATCGTCAACTTTAAATGCATTATAAACAATAGTGCTCGCAACTTGTGGATTAGTGAATGCATCTTGATAATTCTCCGGTATAGCTTCTTTTGCAACCACCCATCGTTGTTGTAATATGTTTTCTAATTCATTAGCCAATTGCTGTCCTGCAAAGTTAATTAACTTCTGCATTCCTTCAGCATTATAAATATAAGGCTTAGCAACTTCTTGAGCTGCGCTATTAACTCCATCCCGAATCATTGGCGCATTGCCCGCCATATAAACTAATGGAAAATATTTATAATCTGTTTCTTCGTAATGCAGAACTTTATTTTCTATTACATGGTAATGATGAATTGTTGTAATTTCAGATTTTCTTGATTTTCCCACCACTCCTGGCGGTTGCATCATCAATCCTCTAGCATTAAATTGCTCTATTGTTTTTTCATATTCGTCAATCTCCATTGTTTGACCAGTAACAAGTTGCACAATTTTGGCTTGTCTTTTTTTCTTTTTATAATAATCACCAACCATGACTATTCTTTCTCTTTCTCCTGCAAAAGACCAATTAAATCCATTTACATTTCTAGCAAATTTAATGCCATCTAAAGCTTCATTACCATATTTTGCTATAAACTCCGCTTCGGATTTAGGATAAAGTTCAAAACAATAATTACCATCTGCCTTATGTGACTCTCTAGCAATAGGATCAAATCCGCATAAAGTAGGGTCAAAACAATTACGAACTTTAATAACTTGATCAAAAGACATTTCATGTGCATATTCGGTAAAGACTTTAAGAACATTAAATCCACCACTTAACAAGCGAATAATCGCTTCATATTGAAGATAGTCATTCTTTCCGTCATTAAAAATGGCTCGCAATATTCCTTCCACTAATTGTGTTACTCTAGGATCATTAGGCCCCATGAAACTAGAGCCTCTTACTGAGATAGATGGCTCTTGTTGAGAAAATTCACCAGCTAATCGAGATACATATGCTTCTACAACATTAAATTCTAATGTAGGTCTTCCAAGCTCTTTTAATAGGGCTATTTGATCATCACTAACCGTACTTTTATATAAAAACTTACGAAAGTAATGATATCTTTCATAATTATGTCTTGAATAAAGGTAAGATTGCTCAACATCCTTTTTAATTGAGCTCAACTCTGTTATATATTTTTTAGCTTCGTAGGCCATATATTCCTGCCCTCAATTTTTGTTGTTTATTAAAATGATGCGCCATACTATTGACGATGGCATCCGTCTTGCCACCATTAATAAATGGCGCAATAATGGTTTTGTCCACAAGAGAAATTTTTACTGCATGCGCTAAAGTATCTGCAATATCATCAAACCTATGCGAATTATTAGCTGTAATTTTGCGCATATGCTCAAGACACATTGGCACGTGTTTGCCATATTTAGGCATTGAGATTAATCTTTGATTGACATAGGGTTGTATTTTAATGAATCTATCTATTTTGCTTATTCTCTGCCCTTTAACTTCAATTTCTCTAATATCAAGTCCTCTAAACTTTTCTCTAAGCAATGAGAGTAAATAAGTTCCTGTAGATGCCTTCTCAATTGCAATGATCTTAGGTTTCACGTGATACATCATGCATTGAGCATAAAATGACATAAGATATGATTCTAAATCCTTAGGCTCTATCCTAAGCTCCTCGCAATCAATCCAATGCAAACCAAAATCATCGGTTTCTCGCCCATGATTCTCTATTTTATAAATACCAAAAAAACTAAAAGCTGTAGCATCGTTATAGGTCTTTTCTGTTTCTGCCGTGTCTACTGTGATAAAAGTTGTCAATATCTTTGGCTCATAATCTAGCAGTACAAAATTATCAGGATTAAATATGCCGCCACCTGCTGGTTGAGGATCTTGTTGATATTGCGCCGCAAAAACATAAGGACTTTCTTCTTTCATTTTAAGAAGCTGTTGTGAAGTATGCATTTCAGGATATAAAGCATTATCAACTACATCTAATGCGGGCAATACAAACTCTGTCCATTCGCCAGTTTGTTTTTGAGTTCCCGCCAAATCGTTCTCATGAACTCTTTGACCATTATTAATAATAGGGGTGTAGGAAGGCTCATTTAATCGAGAAATAAGTGTATTAAAATACCAATCATTAATACCCTCACGAACCGTATCAGAGGTTGCCTCATCAGGCTTTATAATGTCATCAATATAAATACATCCAGCATAACGTTTTACTCCACGAAGCCCAGCACCACGACCTGTCACAGTACCACCAGAACCCACAGCATATACGGCGCCCCCTTCAGTGGTTTCAAAGTTATCCTTTGCTTGAGCATCTCCCAATAATTAAACTCCAAATAATTTACGATATTCTGGTAATTGAATAATGGAGCGAATAGT